TGTCATAGGGCGCATATTCGGCGACGATCTCGTTGAAAGTCTTCATCTGCTGTCCTTTCCGTTTTCCCTATGCGCAAATTATTGCATGGAGACCAGTAATTTGCAACGTCTAACCGCGCAATTTTATTGCGTTGACCAGCCGTTTCCTTGCAAAAAATAACGAAATTCGGCGTCTTGCCGGATATAGCCAGCGGCCTGCCAGCGCTCGCGCATGGCGCGCAGAATGTGGTAGGCGGCATCGAGGCCGCCCGGCTCTTGAAGGATTTGCACTCTGGCGACCGGCATCCAATCCTGGTCGCCCGGCTCCCGGATTTCCATTGTTACGCTACGCATGGTCATCAACTCCTGGTTTGAACCAAGCGCATAGGATCGCCGGCAATGATTGAAAAACTGCTAACGCTGATGTCGGTGCTGATCATGTGCGCTGCAATGAGTGCGAGCGCGCAAGCGCAGTCGCTCGCTGAACCATGCAGCTCGGGCGTCAAGCAGAATGCGCCAATCTCGGAGACTGCTTCGGCGGTGATAATTCCCGGACAGCCTTCCACTAAGACTTATCTGTGCTTCGTGTTTCTCGGTACTGCCGGCGCCCAGAACCTTTCGATTGTAGAAGGCACCGGGACCGCGTGCGGAACCAACCAGTTGATCATCATGGGTGGCCCTGGCGCGACCGGGCCGGCGAGCCAAGCCAATGGCACTTTTACGCTCGGTAGTGGCGCGGCATCGATAGGCTTCACGACGATTGTTGGCAATGATGTTTGCCTGTTGCAATCTGCTTCAGGTCTCGTTGCGGGAAACATGATTTATGTGCGCCAATGAATGACAGCGTATTGACAGTGGTCGGCGGGACCGAAGACCGCGGCAGCAGCGGCGAGCTGCATGAGCCGACCGATCTAAGTAGGCAACGCGTGTTTCTGATGGCACGCTACGGCGTGACGCAACGCGCGATCGCGGTCGATATCGGCGTGTCGGTCAATACGCTGCGCAAGCATTACATGGTCGAGCTGCTGAAAGGCGACAGCGAGGCGCAGCAAGCAATCGGCAAGTCGACGATGATCGCGGCGTTTGGTCATGCTGCGCAGTACGATGCCGAAGGCCGGCTGACGAAAGCCGAGAAGCCGCCGAACGCCATGCTATTGATGTTCCTGTGCAAGACGCGCTTGGGTTGGCGCGACGGCGGCCCAGGCCAGATCGATCGCGGAGAGGTTCCGGCCGATGACGGCATCGAATACAACACCGCCGGCCTCAATGAGCGCGAAAGAGTTGAGCGAGTTGCTGGCATACTTGACGCCGCGCGAGCGCGCCGAGCTGGACGCCCTGCTGACGGCGCAAGTAGCCTGGGAGCCGTTTCCGGCAAGTCCGCAGCAAATGGCTCTGGAGAGCGCGGCTGATGTCACTGGCATCGGCGGAGCCGCTGGCGGAGGCAAAAGTGATTTGCTTCTTGGAGCCGCTCACACTCGCCATCACCGCTCAATTATATTTCGCCGCGAGCTGGCTCAGCTTCCTGGGCTTATCGATCGCAGCATGGAGATGTTCACCGGCTTCGGACGGTTCAAAGCTTCGCCTCATCCGGTGTGGAAGCTCAATGACGGACGACGTATCGAATTCGGAGGCGTCGAAAAAGAGACTGATGTGCAGAAATTTCAAGGTCGTCCCCACGACTTGAAAGGCTTCGATGAGCTGACGCACTTCACCGAATACCAGTTCCGCTACCTCAAGGGCTGGAACCGAACGACGAAGCCGAACCAGCGCTGCCGCGTGATAGCCGGCTTCAATCCGCCGACTAGCGCGGAGGGCGACTGGGTCATCCGGTATTTCGGCCCCTGGCTCGACAAGCGGCATCCGCGACCGGCCGCGAACGGCGAGCTGCGCTGGTTTGCCATGCTCGACGGCAAAGAAGTCGAAGTCCGCAACGGCCTTCCGTTCTGGTGGCGCGAAGACGGTGCCGAAGAGCTGATCGAGCCGGAAAGCCGGACGTTCATTCGCGCCACCGTAGAAGATAATCCGATCCTGCTGGCGCGCGGCTACAAGAAGACGCTGCAAGCGTTTCCGGAACCGCTGCGCTCGCTGTACCTCAAGGGCGCGTTCGATATCGCGCAGCTCGACCATCCGTGGCAGGTCATTCCGACGGCTTGGGTGGAAGCGGCGCAAAAGCGCTGGATGAAGCGGCCGCGCGAGCGCGTCGTCCGCGAGCTGACCGATATTGGGGTCGATGTGGCGCGCGGCGGGATTGATAAGACGGTCTATGCCGCGCGCTGCAATGAATACATCGATGAGCTGCTTGTCCGGCCAGGAAAGACGACGCCGGATGGCAAAGCGGTTATCCGCGATATACTCGACTTGCTGGGGCCTGGCTGCTCGAAAACAACCAAGATTAAGATTGATGCGGTCGGCGTCGGCAGTTCGCCGGTCGACCTCGGTCGCATGTTCGGCGTCAACGTCATTGCAATGTTTGCCGGTGCTAAAAGCGGCGCTTTCGCTAAGACCGGCAAGCTCGGATTTTTCAACAAGCGCGCCGAATGGATTTGGCGGCTGCGCGAGGCGCTCGATCCCGCGAGCGGCCAGGACATCGAGCTGCCGCCAGGGCGATCCCTGCTCGCCGACCTGACGGCACCGCGATATGAGATGGTTGCGAAAGGAATAAAAATTGAGGCTAAAGATGAAATTAAAGAACGCATAGGCCGTTCGCCGGACGAAGGCGAGGCGGTGATCTACGCGTTCGGTGAGGCACAGCATGTTGTCATCCAGGGGCCGATGATTTTCGTCGGCGGCCAGCGCGACAGCATGGTGCCGATCGAGCCCGACCGGAGGCTGATGTAATGGCCGCAGCCCCGTATGACATCGTGCAGAAAATCAGCTTTCGCGGCCTCGGCGGCGTGACCCAGCCGCAGGATTATCCCGCGCCGCCGGTGCCCTCGATCATGGAACGCCGCCGCGGCTCGATGGTATCGACAACGCGGCCTGGCGGCGGCGAGTGGCACCCGGACAGCTCGGGCGCACTGCGGCCACCGCAATTCAATATTGGGATGGCGTTCAGCGATCTCGGCTCGTCCGGTCTTCGCCAATGGTCGGGCTGGGTCCGCGAGGAGTTCCTGCCGCAGCTCCAGGGCCGCCAGGCGGCGCGTGTCTACCGCGAAATGCAGGACAACAGCAGCGTGATCGGCGCGCTGATGTTCGCGATCAACGCTACGATGCGGCGCATCGAGTGGCGCGTCGATCCGGCGAATGATAGTCCACGCGCCGCGGCGATCGCCGAGTTTTTCGATACCTGTCGCGATGACATGAGCCACACGTGGCCCGAATTCATCATCGAAATGCAATCAATGCTCGGCTATGGCTTCGCCCCGATGGAGGTCGTCTACAAGCGCAGCCTCGGCCGCGATCCGCCACCCGATCCGCAGCGGCCCGGCAAGTTGATGCCGACCAGCAAATTTGACGACGGCTTGATCCGCTGGCGCAAGATCGCGCTGCGCGGCCAGGACACGATCATCAAGTGGTTCTTCGGCGACGACGGCGCCATTGAAGGCTTGACGCAGCAGCCGTGGCAAGGGCCGCTGATCGACATTCCGATCGAGAAGCTGCTGATTTTCCGGCCTGCGACCTACAAGAACAATCCGGAAGGCCGGTCAATTCTGCGGAGCGCTTATCGCAGTTGGTACATGGCCAAGCGGTTGGAAGAAATGGAAGCGATCGTTTACGAGCGCATGGGCGGAATTCCGACCATGTATATTCCGAACCAGATCATGGAAGCCGCCGCCGCCGGCGACGCCAATGCTGCGATGAAACTGCAAGCCTTCAAGAATATGACGACCAACGTTCGGGTCGACGAGCAGATGGGCCTTGTCCTGCCGGCCGACCTCTGGGAAGGCACGACCCAGAAAATGTACGATTTCCAGCTCGTGACGCCGCAACACGGTCGCACGACCGTCGACGCCGACAAGACGATCACGCGCTACAACGTCAATATGCTGGCTTCGGTGATGGCCGATTTCTTGCAGCTCGGCCACGAAAGCCGTGGCACGCAAGCATTGTCACAGAACAAAACGGATATGTTTTTCAACTCATTGGAGGGCTTTCTGGTCGCCGGCAGCGAGGTCATGAACCGCTACGCCATTCCTCGGCTCGGCGCCGTCAACGGGCTCGATCCCGACGAACTGCCGACTTATGCGCCGGATATGCCGCAGCGGCTTGATCTCGATGTGCTGTCGAATTTTGTAATGCGGCTTGCCCAGGCCGGCATGCCGCTGTTTCCGAACCCCGTGCTTGAGGAATATCTCGCCGATGCCGCCGGCTGGCCGGATATCAGCGACGACAACAGCGAAGCACACGCGATCGTCGGGCCTGGCGCCACGATGGAAATCCAGGACAATCAGCCGGCGCCGCAGCCCGGCAAGCCACCCCAGCCGGGTCAGCCGATCGGGCCGCCGCCTGGATCGCCACGCGACAAGCTAGAAAAGATCGTGCTGGCCTCGATGCGGCGGCGCGCTATCCGCGGGGCCGGTGGCACGGTGGTCCCAATGAGCAAACACCGTGCCGCCGCGCGCTCGTCGCTCACTTCGTGAACGTGATTACCAAG